ATTATGGCTCCAGCTAATAGAGCAATGTTTTTCACAGTATCACCGACTTTACCGGCGACCTCCATGATTTTGTCTTTTGCGCTCTTAGTCTCGCTGTTTCCGCCTTCATCACTTCCGCCCCTAGATCGAGCAGCGTCTCTAATTGAAGATCTAATGTCTTTAAGTACTGAAGTTTGAGTCTGGAGCTCAGTAAGGACCAGCTGATTACTTTGAGCCACCATGTTCATGGGACCGACTAATACAGCAGAAGAAGCTCCCGAATCACCTCCTTCTGAAGGGGACTCGAGAGCGACTTGAATCTTCTGTAGAACTCCGAGTATCGCCGCTTGTTGTTCAAGGGCTTTTTTCTCAAAACCTTTCTCGTAAGCCAACTATGTGAACTTATTTTTCTATCTATTTCATCCGCGGCATCGAGAATGATGGCATTTTAACTCCACCTGCTATACCTTTCGCCACGTTAGTATATTTATTGAAGTCCGGAACGTTACCGCCGCCCTTCTGTCCATCGTATGCCTTTTTCTCTGCTTCGTTCTTCTGCTTTAAGATGTCGATCAATTCTTCCAAAGTGATCTCCATCTCATAATAAGGCATGTTCTCTATTTCGCTAGGTTGAATCCTCATGTGATAATAGAGAACAGCTTTAGCCTTAAAGAAGTTCTTCAAAGATATCTGAAACAACGAATAGACTTTTGACGCCTCCAGGAAAGGTGACCGGCACTGCGACCTCCGCGTCGCAGTTTGCGCATAACATGTTTAATTCCTGCTTGACTCCAATTCTCATTTTTTCAGCTAACCTGTAGACGATTGAGAATTTCTTTTCTGACCAGCTGTTGAACTCTACGTTCATTTGAAAAATAGCTTTGTCATCAAATCCTCTCCATTCTCTGTGGAGATATGGTAGAACTTGTAGAAATGACTTGTCCCATTTTTCTTTCTTCTGCTCTTTGTTCTTGATGAACTCTGTTACGACTCTCATTACTCCGATTGTAGGAGGCGCCATGACAACGGTTCCTTCAGTCTTCGTTGAAAAGACGAAAGCTTTCACATCTGCGTCGTAATACTTGTTTAATTCTGAAGAGTCATGGTACTGAAGAGTCGTGGTTTTTAACTCATACTCGTTGTCGTGACTGCACTGTTCACAGCGAGACTTCATGATCAATTTGTTCTCTCCATTCTTAAAAGTAAGCTCTCTGATAGAAAGAATGATAAAAAGTCTGTCTTCTTCTAAAAGATCTTTGTAGCTGCCTCTTCTTCCGGTGAATTCTACTCTGACGCAAGTTGCGAGAATGTTATTTAACTTCTCATCGACATCAAAGAGATTGTTTTCATCCATAGTTGAAAAATCTCTGATTTCAGCTACTCTAGCTGCTCTGATGCTAATTTGTATGTCGTTCCTGTAGAATCTTCCTTGAGAAGGCAGGTTGCCGGTCAATAGAGGAATGTAGCCCATCTTTTCGTTGATCTGACGGAGTTCTTCGAACTCTTCATCAGAACGTCCAATTTGAACTTTTCCTAAGCCTTGTGGTACGGCTTCTACAGGTTCTTCCATCTGATCAAAAGCTGCTTGATAATTTTGTTCTTCTGACATGAAATTTAATTTTTAGTTTTAGTTTTTTGAGTTTTTTGATAATTAGTGATGATCTCTCTCGCCTTTTCTCCAGCAAAACTGACCTGATCGACGATGTTCTCGTCTATTTCTTTTTTTATCAGTTCGCGGATGTAGGAAGAGATAGGAGGTGGCTTCGTGCCTCTTTCTAGAGACCTTCGAGCAATGATGATGTTTAGAGCTCTGAGATCAGTTTTTGAAAGCAGCACCTGAAGTTTCTCCGTCAGGTTTTCTTTCTCCATAGTACTAGATTATTAGATTATAGTACTATATATTCATGTTAGTTGAGACTTCTGAGGACGCTGAATCAGTATTATTGGATTGACTTGATGTAACGTCACTGATAACAGGAGAGATGGGTGAAAAATTAGAAACGAAAAAAGACTTAGCAGAAAAACCGTTACTAGATGTATTGCCTTTCTGAGAAGACATGCTTGAAGAATCTGATGCAGAAGTTATCTGATCTTTAGAGCTAGTGTCTACAGACACTGATGGCTTGCTAAAGTCAGAGCCTCCCTTAAACGAGTTGGATCCTTCAGCAGAACTGATGGCATCGGCTCCTCTCTGCGGTGAACTCATCTGCCCAGCTTGAGAAGAATTATTGCTCATAGTAGATGAGGCTTCTTTCGTCTGCGGCAACTGGCCTTTACCATATTCACCTGTCGTAGAAGAGTATTCCGAAAAAACATTACTAGGCGCTAGATCGCCTTTTGCGAAAAAATCGGGTGTAATAGCGTCTTTAGCCGCAGAAGTAAAATAATCAGCTTGAACTTCAGGGTTAGTGAATTGATTGATCTTGTCCGAAGCCTGAGTATTTAATTCAGTCTTGACCTCATTCACTTTCTGAAACTGAATTTCTGTTACTTTTTGATAAAGATCATTTTTGACTTGATCTCTCTGATCTAAAGATTCAATTTTAAAACCGTCTTTTGCGGGTGAGAGCTCAGAACTAAAATCAGATGGGAAAGAAGCGTTAGATCGAGCTATGTCATTAGCAGCTGGATATTTTTCTAAGACAGGTCTAGACATTTTAACGTCAGAAAGGTTAGAGATTTTATCACCATTGCTTTGAACAGTCGATAAGGGCTCTTTAACTCTATCAGTCAAGGGTATTGACTTCATCGACATCTGTTCTTTCGGTTTTGATGTAAGTTGACCAGTATTTAGATTGAAATTAGGATTATTGTATTGAGCGCCTGATTTTCCGGGATCTCCGGGAGAAGGCAAGGGCATGTCAGGGGTTTTAGCTCCTTGTGAAGAGTCGTACCCTCTCTCTTCTTGAGGATTATCGAAGGCTTTCGAATTCTCAGCCGAGTCTTCGTCAGAACCTGAAAATATGCTGAGCAGATCGGCTTTCTCAGGCTTAGAACCTTTGACAGAAGCTTTGCCGGGTGAGCTAGATCTAGTTTTTACTTTTTTGATCATATACAAACAAAAAGGAGAGGCCGCTAGGCGCCCTCTCCTTATCTATCATTCTAAGAATCTTCTTACAAATTCTCTTCGATCCAGTAGTCTGATCTGATAGTCATGTTGACTTCTGCAGGATCAGCTGTCTCGTAAGCCAATGAATCTATGAAGGTAGGCTGGCCAGTTGGGAAACAATCTTTGAAAGTGATCTTTCTAAAGACGTCTCCACGTCTGTTATACTGAACAACGATCATTGTTCCAGTATAGTTAACCTTGAGGCCCATTTCGCCGGTCAGAGGATCATAAGTAAGCCTGTACCAATCCCTCATGTACTTGTACATGTAAGCCTGATTCGCGTCGTTCAGGTTAACAGTAAAGACCAAGGCCAGTTCTGCGAAAGTCTGGCCGGGCATTCCTGCGTAGCTTCTATCAGCGAATTTGTATTTCTGGCCTACAGCGTCCACTGAAGGGTTAAGGTTGTTCAAGCCGCCTATGCTCTTCACGTGTTGAAGCATCAAAGAGGAGTCCTGATTCAGAGGAGTCAAGATCGTCACCTCGAAGAGGTTCTGATAGACCGGTTCAAATTTTTGAATCGATGCTTTTGCTTGAGTGTAATGAGGAAGAGGCATCTTCTATATTTTTTTGTTAATTGCTTTGCTTAGTCTATTTATACTTGACCGCTCGCGATTTGTCCAGGTCTGAGGATAGTTGTTCTAGTAACCAAAATCTCCATACCTTTGACTGGTTCTACGAAAGTATCAAGGATACCGATGTTTCTTTCAATGACATCTGGAGTATTGTTTGTCTCATCCATGATGTTTCTGAAGTTGTAAACTCCGTTTTCAGCTTGTACTGTCGCCATGAAGTTATCAGCGAGAGTCTTGATCTCCAATCTAGTCTGAGCAGTGTTAAATTCGAAGAGGTAATTTTTCAAAATTGCTGCTAAACCGTCTTGGATGTAGATCATTACTTCTCTAACGTGAGCCGCTGAAAGTGCACTTTGTACATTTTGTTGAGCTGTTTTGTTAGCGAAGATCACTAGACCAGTTCCATTTTGGAAGATGATCGGGTTAAGTCCGAACGGCTCGATGTAATCTCTGTCGCTCTTGTCGTAGTTGTATTCTACTCCGATCACTCCTCTACCACCGACAATTCCTCTTCTGTTACCGGCCACGATTGACCATGGGAAAGCAGTAGTGTATTTGTCAATGTAGTTATTAGAAACATATCCAGCCGGAGGAACTTGAATGTTAGCTCCGTTCTCTCTTACTGTTAAGAAAGGAGAGTAGAAAGCTCCATAGCTAGATCCTTGAGTTACTCCTGGAAGGGTGTATCTCACTGTAGGATTTTTAGCCAAGTCACCGCCTTCCGCGACGTACTTCGTATCGAACTGACCAAGAACGTTTAAGAAGCTTGGATCTGTGCTCTTCTTGAAGTTTTCTACAGATGGAGCATTGACGATCGCGAAAGCGTTTTGTCTGTTCTTAGCAAGCTGGAAGAAGATCGCTTTAGAGTTTGCTTCGATACCATTAGCAAAGGTATCAACAATGTATCTGTAAGCGATGTTGTCCTTGTCGATAAGAGCTTGGAAGAGTTTAGTTCCGCCGAGAGTATCATAAAGGATGTTGTTCTGCTGCTCATTAGTTCCATTAGGAAGGTTGTAAGCTCCAAGCTCAAATCCATCAAGAGTAAACATATTGTAGTAGTCTACCCATTCAGTGATGGCAGTATAAGCTTCTGCAGTATTTACTCCGACGATGCTCTTGATGAGGATTGGTCCTTCGCAGACAACTTTTAGCGCATTCACACCTGGTGTGAAATTGCTGATTCCTACTACTTCTTTAATGTAAGTAAGTCTAGAAGGAGTCGTTGAAGATCCTGCTGATTGAACTAGGTATTTTCCTACGGCTACATAAGCTGCATCATCTGCAGATACGATAATTTCGTTCTGTTGGAGGATAGATCCAGGAGTTCCGCTATATTCAAGAACTGTGATGCTGTTGTTAAGAGATCCTTTGAAAGATTGAACTCCGAAAGTACCCTGAGGGTATGCAACATCAGCCGTATTGAAGAAGAACTCTCCAGTTTGGTTGATACCGAAGTCTGCATCGTCTGTGATCAAATCCTGGAAGTCAGCGTCTGCGAAAGCGTTGGCGATGAAAGTAGGAACGTCATAAGTGCTATCAGAGATTTGAATATTGACAGCCGATCCGCTTAAGTCATAAACTAAGTAATCGTAAGTCAAAGGATTGAAATCTAAGTAGAGAACTTGAGATGCAGAAATAGTAGATCCGAATACTGCTCTGTCTCCGTCAGTAAGAACTCCGTCTGAGACGTCTTCATACATTTGTGAAGAAGGTCCACAGATGATAGTTCCAGTGTCACCATTATCACTTCTCTGAGTAACCCAGTTCATGTCAGCTACTTTAATATAGCTTAATGTGCCGAGACCATCGAAAGGAGTGTCTGTTCCTGAAGCGAGAGTAATATTTGCTCCTGAAACTGTAACTAATACGTAGCTAGAAGTAACTGTGACTTCAGTTACCGGGATTGCTAAATCTCCATCTGCATTGATTAAGAAGTCTCCGACTGTTCCAGTAGAGTTTTCTGCAAAGTTTCTGAAGACGTTGTACGCTGCCGCAGCTGAAGAAGCTGAAGCCAATAGATCATAGTTACCGTCAGTATTTGCTGTGAATGTTACACCTGCTAAACTTACGGTTCTTAGAGCAGTTGCTCCAGACTCGTAGTTAAGATCAGATGCGATAGTCGCTTTGTAAGAAAGGAAGTCAATAGTTTTTGGATTGACTCTTTCAAGTTCGTGACCGATGAGATCAAGACCTTTATCAACACCGTCAAGAAGTTCACCTAGATCAAACATTGCTTCGTTAACCGCGCAGAAAAGACCAGTTGATGGAGTGTCTGCGTTGATCAAATCTTCAATGTATAAGTTATTTCCATTGAGATCGGTGAATCCTGGGATGAGACATCCTGTGTAGACTGCTACTAAACCAACCTGAGGCAAGTTGTTGAACTGCTCCAAGTAAGTATCAGAAGTGTCTGTTACAGATACTCTTCTCTTAAGACCTTGTTGTTTGTCAAAGTATTTTGCGAAAGTAGGATCTGATGAGAATCTCTCGTAAGGGTAAATAGCGGTAGGGTCTCCACCGTAGTTACCGTTATAAAGAAACACATCAACCATAAAGTCAGAGATAAAACTCTCTGGGTTGAGGAATGCCGGAACGTTAGCCGGACCGTACCAATCTTGCGCTTTGATCTGGAAGCCTCTCACGTTTTCTGGAGCTGCTTTTCTAACAAGTACTGATACTTGCTTGCTTCCAATATTGACCAAGTTGAAAAGATCGTTGAAAGGAGTGTTGTCTGTAGCTCCTACGTTAGTCAAGAAAGAATCTGTGCTTGGGAACCAGAACTTGTCTTGATTGAAATAATCAGAGTACAGAGCTTCTGTTGTGAAACCTTCGTTGGCTTCTGTAGAGCTCGTACTGAAGAGGTACGCTTCGTCGTAATCACCGGTTCCATCAGTAGAATTGTCCAATCTCCAGAGGTTAAGAGCGAGGATAGGACCTCTTTCCAAAGCTGCCAAGCAGCTTCTGTGGAAGAAGCTTCCTTTTCTCTCATCAACTCTGTTGATGTCTCCGAATACTGCCGTGAAGAATGAAGTATCAGGGCAGAAAACTGGAGTGTTGAACGGTCCCTTTCTAGAGAAACCAATGACGAGTCTCAGTTGCTCGGCGGGAATTGCCACTGTCTGGCTTTTATCGAATTCCAGTCTGTAAACGCCAGCCGATCTGAAAGCTGCTATTTGAGGACTCAATGCCATTTTTCTTAATTTTTTTCTATATATCTTTGGATCCGGTAAGAACTTTCAAAAAGAAGTTACACCAGATCATAAATGTCAAAGTAAAGATTTCCTTCGTCTCGAGACTTAGAAAGGGCATCGTCCATCACTTTCTGTACCGTTGGGTCCAATAGATCGAACTTTTCTTCCACAAAATCAGAGAAATCGGTGGTGTGAAAGAACTCTGTGACGTTAATGCTGGACATTACGAGATCATCATTTCCTAGCTGTCCTTCGTATCTTCCGCTAGGAGTCTTACCGAAGCTGATCGATTCTTCTATCGTGTCTTTGTTCGTGATAGCTATTCGACCAGTATTGACATATTTTTTGAAGTTCTGACAGAATATAGCTTTATTGTCAGATTTTAGTTTTAGACCGAAAGAAGCGGTTCGAGCATCGTTTCGATGCTTGAATTTAACTACCATCTCTTCGTCAAATTCGTTCTTAGATGGGAAAATTGTCTGCATTCTGCGGATCAATTCTGAACCGAACATGTTCCATTCAATCAC